TTGTAGCATCATTGGTGGTTAAGTTATTGGCGAGTTGCACCAAGCCCTTTTGGGTTGGGCTGGCATCTTGAGCCGTGTATTTACTGTTAGCTAAATCATAAGCCGTTTTGACCGCTTGCGACGATGCCACTGTAGTTTGAGATGTTGAATTGACAGCGTTACTGATATCCGTTTTATTGACTTTTTGATTGAGTGCATTCGTTGTACTAAGTTGCAACTGTGCCACAGACTGAGCAATAGCTTTACCTGCTTTTGCGGTTAATGCCAGTGACTCAGAGTCTAGTCCTGTGTCGTTGGTGAGTTGAACAAGTCCTTTGGTTGTGGTACTTGCGAGATCAATCTCGTGAGTATGCCCTGTACTGTCAGCGATGTTGCGAGTGGTTGCTGTCAGTTTTTTAGGCATCAGTTTTTGTCCTGCAGCTTCAAGGACTTGTTTTAAATATAAGGTACGATTAGCAAGATGCTTAAGGGGCTTGTTAGTCACTCCTTTCACACCACCAAGCACAGGATCGTCTTCTTCAATTTGATAGACTTCTCTTTCCCATTTCGCTATTTCGTTTAAGCCTGCCATTTCTATTTTTGTCCTTTGTTGAATTAATTTGAACCGTGGTTATATTTGCCGTTATAACGAGCCTTACTGTTATACCTGATCGGTACAGATTTATAATCAAGTACTGCCAATAAACATCTTGCGGGAGCAAAATTTCTCAAAACCTTACGAATGTTTACTGCTTGATCATTAGTGACAGGTTCTCTTAAGCGAATAGCATAATGAGCCCAACGTTCATCTGCTGGGATATTGACGACCTTAGAATTTTCATAAATTCTGTCTTTGAGCCCTTCATCTATTTCAATTTCCCCAAAACCTAGCGAACGTAATACATCTCGAATTGCCTTAGGTGTGCCTTTTCTACGATGTAATTCAATCGCATTGCGAATTAGAGCCTGCTTAGAGTCGTTATCTTCTGCAATAAATTCACCGTCATAGCCTGTGACACTCCATTTCTCTGCCAACAGTGGAATAAATTCATCACCTAATAACTCCACAATCGTTGTCATAATTTGAGCGTGGTTTAAATGATCTAACTGATTGCTCAAATTCGCTAAAGCCACATATTTAGGGTCATTTACAATGATGTCGGGGTACACTAACTTAGCCATTACTGCGTTCCTCTTTTACTTCGATTCGCAATGCAGTACAGTTTGCCCATTCATTTTCAGCAATGATTGTTTTTGTCGGTGAAATTAAATTCACATCATATACGCCATCAACACGCAATACCGAAATAATGGCACTCGGTACAATATCCATACCGAGCTTTTTAGTTTTATCTGAAAGATATAACTGCATTGCATCACGAGCCTTGGTTTTCACAATATCTTCACGATAACCATCAAGTAAAATCAATTCTGCTTGAATTTGATAATCTCGTTTGGTCGGAGCAATCACTTCAACGGTATCGCACAATGGGCGTAGTTTCTCTGCACTAACATATTTTTTTATGTCGTTTAATAAACGTATATCGGGTAAGCCTGTTTTAGTTAATACTGTGATACGAACAAGCCCACCTTTAGGGGTGGCAATATTGACATCGGCAATATCTTGCGACACCGCTCTAACATGGTAGTCATAAGCAGCAATAGAGCCACAAGAACTAAATGCTTCAGGTGCTGCAAGAATCCGCTTGCGGTAGTCATCGTCGTTTTCTTCAACTAAACCACCACTAGGTCTATCAATATTAGTGACTTCAAGTGTGGCGGTCGTATTAAGTGATGTTCTGAGATTTTTAATCCGACCAATTTCCCATTCATTACCAATCAGCCCTTTCTTATTACATTCTGCTTCAATTTCAACGTAAGAAATCAAAGGTGTAATCACATCATCATTTAGCGTAATAAAATACAGATCATCAGTAATAGCAACTTGAGTCCCTTTAGGAATTAAAATAGACGAGTGTTCACCTTGTACACTAAATCGCAGAACACAACGAGCCGATTTGTCTTTTAAGCGATGACAACCTAATGTTTCACCACACAAATCCAACGCAATCCCCGTTGCCGTTTGCGGAAAGGTTTGACGAAATGCTTCGTTAATCCCTTTACGCACCAACATTTCACGAAAGGCATAAACGTTGATAATCAAGCGTTCAATATGAGCAGGTTGTAATACTTTGCCTGTATCTTGTTCATATTTTGCGATAGTCTCAGCAAGAATCTGCTTAACATCTTCAGGCACAACGGTAATGTCATAACGACTATTTATTTCCATAATCAAACTCCGTTGCATAAATTTGACGTTCAATATCTTCAGCAACGCACCATTTCACATTAAAGAAAAAATGCGGTGCTTCACCACTAATTTGCACTTCTTGTACTACCACTCGTTTTTCCCATTTATCAATCGCCACAAAAATTTCCCGAACCATATTTGGCACGGCAATATCGAAGGGTTGATCAATATATTCAAAATGATTTGAGCCAAAGTCAGGGCGTAATACATCGCTCCCTTTACGAGTAGAAAGGATGTTAATAATGCACTGGTGTAAATCATCTTCCCCCTGAATGCTCTCAACGCCTTCAGGGGCAATTTGCCAATGTGTATGTTGAAGTGTATGTGTATTCATAGCCGTGAGTGTAACGGCTATGATGAAGATGGGCTTTTAAACTACTTTAAAGATTGACTAGGCTTTAGGGGTGCCTGATGTTTTATTACCACTTTCCACCCCAGTATGCACGTGAGAACCGAGCGAAACAGTGCCTTGTTTTACACTTGGCGCAGAGACTTCGGTCGCAGAGGTAATTGCACCCGTGGCGTGTAAACTGCCATTAACAACCGTATCACCGTTGATTTCAGTCGGGGCATTCACCACTGCCTGAGCAGCGGTGACGGTGACTGTACCGCTGGTTTTAACAATCACATTGCCAGAGCTTCGGTCGTGAGAAATTTCCGTGCCATTTTTGAATTTATGTAACCAGATTTCACTATCTGTAACAGGTGTTGGATCTTCACTATTATAAATCGCCCCAAGAACATACCCACCTTCGCCCCTTGCATCTAAAATCATCGCCACCAATTCACCCACGTCTGGCAACCCGTAAAACTGATTACCGCCTGCATTGATGGTAAAAAATGGCAACCACGCAGTTTCAAAATCTTCCAACGTTGGAATTTTGACTTTGACACGGTGATTTTTAGGATCGACTTGACTCACAAAACCTTCTTGATAAGTTGCCCCAAAGTTATGGGTAACGACAGCTTTCTTCATTTGCAAAATTCCTGTTAAATCAGACCGCTTGCGGTCGGTAAATCTTCAATAAATTCCAACATTCGAACATCAAGATCGGTTACATAGCCCTGATTTTTGGTGTAGCTATGACGAGCGGATTTAATTAAATATTTGCCACTAAACATTCCAAAGCCTGTCAATAACACTGTATTACCTGCGACTAACTTAGGATTGCCAATCACCTGAATATTACCTGCTTGTTGGTCATCATTCTGTTCAGCCAGAGCTGCATCTGCACGAGCTTTTATCTGCTCTTGGCTTTCACCACGAGTCACAATTTTCAAGGTATCTGCATTACTGGCTTTAGATTGCTTTTTCGTGGGGCGTTTAGGCTTACTGCTTTTTTCAGATTTCACCGTTTTTTTACTATCTGCATTCAATCCCACCGCTTCAACCTTTTGCACTGCATCTTTAATACGATCTCGAAGCCGTAGCGACAGCACTTGCGAAAAATCCAATACTGTCACAGGTGGACGATTTTCAAGGCTCTCCATTGTGGTGAACACTAAGGTTTTACCCACAATCTTAAAACTGTGATGGTATTCGTGGGCAAGGCGAGTTAAAAACTCGACATCTCGTTCCTGATACTGCGTAACCCGTTTTATTGGGATATGGGCGACTGTTCCCGTAACATTGAGTTTCAAATTTTTTGCAACTTTTCGCACAATGTCCGCAAGGGTGGTATTCTCATAGGCTCTTGGCTTTAATGTACGGTTAGATTTACTAATCCCTGTTGCCAAGGCTCGTAGAGTCACCACCGAACCACTGCCTTTGACTTTTGACCAATCAATTTCGTCTAACTCGAACGAACCTAAATCGACTAACGACTCGCCCAAATACCCTAAATGCAGTTTCAGTTCGTCGCCTTGAGTCGGAAACCAAGAGCCAATCCATTTCTGCTCAATATCTTCAAAGGTGACTTGTAGCTCATCAGATTGGTCACTTAAATAATCCGTATAAGTTAGACTAATCAAATGGGGCTTGATGTTATGTGTAATGACCGTTTTGCCGTAAAACAGCTCAAAGGTAGGCGTTTGTACTTGCATTGCTTACTCCTGCATCCAAGGTGGAAGATCTGCCTGTGATGTGGCTTTGACCGCAATCACAGGCACAAACAATGTCTGTCCCATCGGTAATACTTCACAAAACGGAATATGGGGATTGGCATCGATTAAACGGCTTATTTCACCCACATCGCCGTAATAGCGATAAGCAAGTAAATCCCAGCGTTCACCTGCCTTAATTTGATGTTCAATTACGCTACTCATCAACATTCTCCTTCAGCTGTGGCGTATCACTGCGTAAAGCAATCCAAGCGGTTAGATGTGCCGCAGGTTTTGCTATTGATTGAGCAATTTCATCAGCTTCATCAATCGCCTTCACACCCTGATCAAACCACGCCCCCAAATTATTCTGCCCCAAACCTCGACTAAATTCAGTTTGAGCGGTACGCAAGGTTTCACTCAGCTCAGCCAAGCCATTTAAAAACGGCATAGCCCCTGTTATCCCTTGTGTAAGTATGCCAAAGCTATGACCAAGCCCCACCATCTCAGCCAAACCTTGAGTAGATGCACCTAAGCTACCCAATAAAGCAGGCAGTTGTGTTAAGGCTTCTAAAGGGTTATGGGCTAAAGCACGCACAACGGCTACTCTATTGCGGACATCATCAATCGCCTGCCGTGCTTGGCGATATACTTGCACCCCTTTATTGACTAACTGAGCCGTTTTACTGACAAATTGGGTCAGCTCTTTCGGCAAAATAGACGCAAGGGGAGATAATCCACCAATTGACAACGCAGAACCCAACAAGCCCTGACTGGTATTGCCAACAAATTCACGCAAGCTCACAGACACTTCACGGGCAAGGGCGTTGCCTTTGGCATCACTAAATAGGACGGAGCTACTCAAATCTGTAATCACAAAATGCCCTTTGAACCGTGAAAAACCTAATACAAGGGCAAGGGCTTCCTGTTTCTCTTTTGCAGTAACTAACGCTTGATAGCGTTGCTCCACTGGGGCAAGTTGATGATGTAACTTCAGTTGCAAGGTAATATCGGTAAGATTATCGCCCATTGCCTGAAGTTTCGGCTTACCCGATAACACAGCGTGTTCTGCAAAGGTTGCCGAACGACGCTCATCAAAGGCTGATGGGGCATTTAATAAATCAAAGGCAATATTGCCAAGTAATGCGTAATTTGCCATTAGTAAGCTCTCCGTCCAAATTGGTCGTTTACTCGATTAAGCAGTTGCTCCAAGCCGTATAACATTGCAGGGTCATTTAACGCTTGCAATAACTGTTCTTTTAAATCAGGGGCAGGGGCTGAACCTGAGATCGTGATATTAGGGCTAAAATGCACCGTAATCCCTTGATTATGGGTTGTTGCTGTATTGGAGACTTCATTTCTGTTTAAGGGTTGATAATCCGCAAACAAACCGCCGTCTTTTGCTTGGGGATTAAAGGACGGCGTGCGTAAATCCGTAGGTTGATTTAAGCCCAATAGATTGCCGACCATATTCGCCCCGAATTGAATATCGTCCCATAAACTACCAAAGAAGCCTTTTTCCTTGATTAAGGTTGGTTTAAATATCGTTTCAACCGTATTTAAAACAGGCTCAAATGTCACCGCATTGGAAAGATGTTGACTGGCTTCAGTCGCAAGGGGTTGAGCCTTATCCATACCAATCACTAAGCCTTCCACTACATTGACACCGTAGCCTTTAAATACACGGCTAGGGGAATGGATCCCTAATTTTTCTGCAAACCAACCTTTAATACCATTGCCTAATTCACTAACTTTTTCTTTAGCTAAATTCCACGCATTGCTGATACCATTGACTAAACCGTCAATGATGTTTTTACCAAAATTGCTAAATTTTGCAGGTAAATCAATCCCAAACCAATTTAATACTGAAGTAAAAATCGTAGTGAATAGAGCTAGAGGATTAAAAGAAAGGATAATGTTACCAAGAGCAGAAAAGTTACCACTAAATAAACTCTTGAGATTTTCCCATAAGCCTGAAAACCAGTTACTTATCCCACCCCATACAGACGACCAAATTCCTGAAATACCATTCCAAAGATCACTGACAAACTGACTGAAGTTATCAAAATAAGGCTTAATAGTTGTCCATAGATTAAGGAAAAATCCTTTAATGGGTTCCCAATACTGATAAATAAAAAGGGCAGCAGTTGCAATTCCCATTACTGCTGAGCCTCTCCCACAATTTGTGTAAATACCTGTTTCTGAGATAATACATTC